CTTAGTTTGAGCATCGTTAATTCTATTTAAACGAAACGATTCTTCTATATTTTGGGTACATGTAGGGCATGTTACATTTTCACTGAAGAACTTATGTTCCTTAGTAATTGTTGCTACTCTTTGACTTAATTGACCCTTGTATTTGTTAAGAGTCCTTAACTTTTTGTTAGCTCCAGTGACCTTTTCTTGTTCTTTGATCAAGTTATTAACTTCATCTTCTAACTTAGAATTGTTAGATGTATGTTGTTCCTGTTCATCAAGAAGGGTTATAATTTTATCCTGTTTTCCTTGAATATTTGCCTTACCACGATTCTCTAATTCTTCAATAAACTTCTTTTGCATATCCAATTTATCTTTAACATTCTCTCTTGATAAGTCTAGAACTCTTATTTCATCTTTCTGTTTTCTAATTTTTTCTTTGATTATTAAATTCATCGCAGAAAATATACGAATATCTAATAAGTCTTCAATCACTTCTCTTCGATTTGAACCTGATAATTGCATAAAAGGAACGAAAGCACTACTACCAAGTATGACTATCTGTGTAAATGACTTATAGTTTACTTTTAATATATTTTCTTCTAATATCTTTTGCATTGCACGGTCATCTGCCTGTTTATGCATCTTCTGACCATCAACTTCTATCTCAAATAGATTTGGCTTCATACATCTACGAACAAGATATTGACGACCATTAATATCAAACTCTACTTCAACTTGAGTATCTTTCTCATTTGTCGCATTTACAAGTTGAGACTTATTAATTTTACGAAAAGGTTTATTAAACAAACTAAAAGTCAGGGCATCCAATACTGTGGATTTCCCTGTACCATTTGTTCCAACTATCAAATTTGTTGCATTCTCTTGGAAATTTATTTCTGAAAACTGGTCTCCAGTTGACAGAAAGTTCTTCCATCTAATTTTTTGAAACGTTATCATTCTTAGGTGGTGGAACGACTATATCGTTCGGTGTGATCACTACGTACTTATAATTATACATCTTACACGTACGAATGGCAAGTGCATCTTCAATTTCTATAACATTTAAATTTGCATCCTCATCACTACTCAACATCATAGCATATCTCTCAGCATCATCCTCCTCTTCAAACATAAAAAGAACTTTTTCTCCATAACGATTCAAAACAGCATAGGCACCATCGTCCCGTTTATCTTTAAGTGAAAGAAGATACATTAGTCTACCTCGCAAGCTTCGGTGTATATTTTCTGTAGAATTCCTTTAATGAGAGTTTTATCTCCTTCAAACTCAGATTCATCAATATAGCGATTCAATATACCTATCGTATTCTCAGTTTCTTCAACTTCAAAGTCAGCACTTTCAGTTAAAACAAAATTTTCAATTATTTTTAAGTCTTGAATACCAGAGTTGTATAATTTATCTATAAATTTTTCAAATTGCTTTTGATCGGTTTTCTTCTTTACAATAACTTTGATAATTTTTCCTTTAAATTCTCTAGTATCAAATAACTTATAATTAGTATCCTCATAATAAACATTGTAAAATAACCTGTAAGGATTGTTTACAGGTTTGTGTTCAATAGTTTTAGTATCAAATACATGAAACCCTCTTGTATCTAAAACATCATTCCAGAACATCTCATAAGGATTTCCAAGATAATATATCTTTCCATTATCAGAACGAGTATGATAGTGACCTGAGTAAACACGATAGAATTTATCAAATATCTTTGTATCCATCCCATGTTCCATCGTATGACCACGAGTGGCAACAAAACCATTTAATTCAAGATGACCCATAATAACATCTGCTTTTGTAGTGTCCATCATCTCAAGAGTTTGTAATTTATTCTCTTCATTAATCCAAGGAAGCATCAAAATATCTAATCCACCAATGTTCACTGTGGTTGGCTCTGCATAAACTTCTACGTTATCATATTCCTTTAATAATAATTCTACTGTGTTAATTTCATTTGTATCTTTGTAATACGCAGTATGATTACCTACAATTGTATGAACTTTAATACCCATCGAACGTAATCGGTCATAATAATTTTTCTTTGACCATTCTAGAGTTGCCAAATCAATATTACGACGATTATCAAATGTATCGCCCATATCTACGATAGTATCAATCTTATTTTTCTCTAAGTATGGAAAAAAGATATTATCGTAAAACTTTTTGAAATATTTGTGTATGTAATCAGCACCTTTCCTTGCACCAAAGTGCTGATCTGTAATAATTGCTAACTTCATCTGTTTGAGGACTTATACTGAATATTATCTTTAATTGTATTATAATCAGAACTACTACCTGTCATTGCACCATCATCCACAGTCATCACTTCTTCAAATCCAGTCTTTTCAATTATCTTTGTTTTGATTTCTAATTGCTTCTTTTCCTTCTGTATACGTCTTAGAAAAGCATAGTGTATTATCTGAGTAAAGTATGCAAATGGATTTCTTGACTTCTCTGGGTCAAAGTTATGAATATACTGAACACAATTCTCAATACCATCAGATATCATATCATCACGAAACATATAGTTAACGAAGTTTGGTTTATATGACAAATGTGTTGCTATCTTTAAAAAACAAGAACCTAAGTAATTCGTAATACGTGGTTTAGGTAATTCATTTTCTTCTGCTTCTTTTACCTTTGCTCTGTATACGATTAGTGCTTCTAATAGTTCACGGTTATTTACATAATGCTCTGACTTTTTCTTTGCCATATACTTTCTGAATATATTGATAGTATAACATAATTTATGGGACTTGACAAGTCAGTGAAATCTATGTACAATAACCTTTGTAGAGGTTCAAGGGTTATTAGGCTCTATATTATTCTTAAATATCTCTTCTAGCTTTAGACGAGCATCGTCAACAGTAGTCAATAATCCCATTTTTTCAGTAAGGGAAACTTTTCCATCAATTTCAATATCTACATCATCTTCATTTAGATATCGATTGTAAAATTTAATCATTTGCTCATCAGTAACTTCTGACATAGTAATAATCTTATCATACTTAATCAAAAATAAATCCTGATCAGGTAATTCCAACCAAGGTTTTACCTTAACATATTTTCCTGCAGGACTAGAGAGCATCTTCATTATAACTGGATTTGAGAGCATGATGATAGAGTCTCCATCATTTTCATCGACAGAAACAAGTGCGAAGATTTCCTCTCCTGTTATTAATTTTAGGACTGCGTGAAACTCGTCTCCCATTAGCTCTTCAAAGGTATTTTGACAATATCATAATTAAAATTCTCTTCGTTATAAACTTTTATTCTTTCAATAAGATGGTTTAAAGTATAGTTTCTTCTTGATTTATAACTGATATCATCAGCGATATCATAGAGAGTTGCTTTTGTTTTGTTACTTCCTTTTCTTAAAACTCGACCTATCGATTGTAAGTTTCGTATTCGAGATTTTGATGGGGAAGCAAAGATGACATTATGAAGGTTCTTAATGTTAATTCCAGTTGAGAAGGTGCCGTAAGAGGCAATAATGATTGCATTATTCTGGGTTTCTGTAATTGATCGAACTTCTTCACGGTCTTCAGTTGCGACACCGCCATGTACAAAAAATACTTGACGCTGTTCTAGAACATTACTATTTAGTATCAAGTTATAAAGTGGTTCTCCGTGTCCTTCAACTCTAGCAAAGAGTATTAGAGTATTGCCTTTTAAGTCTAATGCAAGATTTTTAATAAAGTTATTTCTCTTTTGATGGTTGATAATATATTGTATTTCATCTTCAAATGTTTCAAATTTATTCGGTGAGTGTTTCAATAGAAGCACATTAATATCTAACGTTGCTACATGACCTTTCTTCATGAGCTCGTCTGTCTTAATAATTTTATAGGAAGGTCCGAATAAACCCTCTAATACCCATTTATGTGTCTGTGTTCCGTCAAGAGTTCCTGTAAAACCAAAGCGATATTTGGCATTATCAAGTTTAGACATTATAGATATTAATGACTTTGATTTAAATTGGTGTGCCTCATCTCCGATTACACAACCAAAACGGTTAAAATACTTTCGAGGGAGTTTGTAGATGGATTGCCAAGTTGTAATAATTACCTGAGAGTTTGTCTCTCTTTCCTTACCTGCATAAATTTTGTGGCAAAATGAACCTACGTCCCATCCATAATCCTCGAAGTCTTTATACATCTGTTCTACTAACGAAGTCGTGGGAACAACTATCAGAATACTTAGTTTTCTTTCAACGAAATATCTCACAATCGCATATATCATCAGTGACTTTCCTGAAGCAGTTGGAGATATCAATAGCTTACGATTATATCTTAAAGCGTCGTACACCCCATCGATTTGATAATCTCTAGGTTTGTATTTACTTACAGCGTTCATATAATCTTTAACACCCTCTTTTGAAATACCCTCATTGACTTCAAAAGGTAAACCATAGAACTTGCTTGCAACAAATTCGTAAGTGTATTCGTGGTCTTTACAAAATTGTACGATCTTATCTAAGAGACCAACATATATTTGATTGTTCTGAATATTGAATAACCTTATCTTTCCGTCCCAATACTTATTCTTATAAGTTGGCATAAACTTTGCACCAGGCACTTCAAAGGTGAAATAGTCTGCTAACTCATAATAAACGTGCGTATCAGATTCTATCTGAAGATGCACTTCATTCTTTTTTGATATTATCAAATGCGACATAACATCGATCAATATCAATTATTTAGTTGTGTTTTATAAACCTACTTTACGTTCGGATTACTATAATATTTAAAGTCACTTAAACCACCAGGACCTTCTGACCTTGACTTTATTTTATTATTATTGTCTTTAAAAAATTTTTTAACCTCTGGTTCTTTGTAATATTGATCTCTTTCTTTGCCAGGTTTATCTAATATGTTGTTTGGGTATTTGTTTCCACTTTTAAGTTTATGGATTGGTGGATTGTGACCATAATCATATGGTCCAACTGTTTGTTTTCCTTTTTCATCTATGAAGGGATTCTTAGATTGATCCTCCATAAATTGTTGAAACGTTTTCATTACAGTCATTATCCAACAATAGTATCAAACCAATCCTGACTCATACCTGAGATAATTTTATCAGCAGAATCAGCATCTACAGCATACTTTTCATCAATTAGATGTTGCTTTACTTTCTCGTAATTCTCGTGAATCTTCTTTGTTTCTCTTGGAGTTGGCTTCATTGTATTAGTAAATCTACTAAGTTATTTATTAACTAAATTGTTTCCGTCTAGAGTGATGTACTCAAATAAAGAGATATTTCCAGCAACTATTAATCTCTCACCATCCTCCTCTTCTACCTTGTCTACACCATGTACTCTCCAAGGTGGATAGACATAAAAATGTCCAGTATCTTGTTTACCAGCATAATTCTTTTCAAAATTATCATTCAAAAAATAAAAACATTTATTATTTGAAGGTTTTATAATATGATTGAAACTAATAATTTCAGTGCCATAGAAATGATCATGAGGTTCATGACCGAGTGTTTTGTTATTATAATATTGAGCCCATATTTCAAATCCATATTTACATCTTTTAAACATTCCAATATCTTTCATCATCTTTTCTATGATATTAGAGTAGAACTCCATCAAACCATCAACTTTAGTAAAATGTTTTAAATCAGTATAAGTTGTTACTAAAGTATTAACATCATCAACATTCATAGATTCAACTAACCTATCCTGTAAATAAGATGGCATTTCTATGTGAGATTCCCAAATAAACATTAGTTATAACCTGCTTGAAACTTATTCCATTCAATTGCATTCTTAATTTGGTAAGTTCGTCCAGATATATTTCTAATAATTTCTTCTAAAAATTTAAGCATAGTATCATAATATTTGATTTTCATATCAACTTTATTCATTTTATCATCAGCTTCAAGATGTCTTTGGATTGCATCTTTCTCACGAACCTTATAGGGAAATGGTTCTTCTGCATACACCTCTGCTGTTGCTTTACCCGTGTAATAATTATATCTTTCTAATCTGACTTTACTAAATTGTTCCCTTGCCTTCTCTCTTAACAAAGTAATTGTATTGTAAAGTGTATAATACTTTGAGTGAAGTTGTGGTATTTTTAATGATTCATCATGTAAATTATCAGGGTCGATACGAGAATCTCTTTCCCACATCTCCTGAATTTGTTCAAGATTCATGTAGTGCTGCTTGTTATCTTATATACAGTATACTTGAAAGTTGCCTCTGCTGTAAAGTACTGAACGTCAGTATTAGTTGCATCAAAATCGAGTGAAGTTAATGATGTTGGAAATAAATCATTAAACTGTACCTTTGCAACTTCACGAAAATTACTATTAAGTATTCTTAAAGTTCCATCACAGAAAGCTTCTTTTGGATCTCTTATACCATCTACGTCTGTAGTAATATCTTCAAACTGTTTTGCTGTTTCTGGGAAACCAAGTCCTCTCAACCATTTATAGATTGAAATATAGTTCTCCATATTTTCATCAACTAGAAAACGAAGTGTGAAGTCACCAAAGGTTAGTCTTTCTCCAGGTACATCTATATTTTTTAGGTATGATGCTTGCGTTGCAAGTTCAAGGTTCAACTCTGGTATTCTAGCAGAATTAGAGAAAAAGTCAACCTTCGGAAACTTTGCCAAATTAAATTTGAACGCTACTCCTGATAGAAAATTTCTATTTGCTATTTGTTTTCCGAATGCCGAACTTGTCATTATCTTTTTAATTATTTAGAATAAATCATTCCAATTTGACCCATCATAACATTGTAATTTACTCGATGATGTGTTAAAAATTATCGAACCTACCTCAGATGTTAATCCAACTCTCTCATCTGTGGTGTACCTTGGAGGTACAAACTGACCATTGAAAGGAGGTAATGTAAAAATTTCAGTATGTTGAGACATAGGATTTTTGATTATTTATGGTCAGTAAAAACAATTCCTTGTAAATGGTCAAATTCATGTAAAAATATTCTTGCTGCCATACCACTTAATTTTATTTTATGATCTTTTTTATCTTCGTCTTCATATTTTACAACAATTCTATCTGGTCTTTGAATGTTTATAATCTCATTAGGAAAGGATAAACATCCTTCTTCACACCAAACTTCATCATCATATCTTTTGATAATACGAGGATTAAAACATACAACAACATCTTCAGTCTCTATATCTCTCATCATTGCAAAAGCTCTAGCATCTATTCCAATCTGATTGGCAGATAGACCAACACCATCATAATGGTGCATATTTTCAATTAAAGTTTTTGCTAAAAAATGGCGGTCTAAATCCACACCACAAGGTTTTACCCTCTGACGTAATATTTTATCGTCTGATTTAACTAGTTCTCTTATCATCTTTTCTTGGGTTGTCTAAGA